ATTGCATAACTACGTTAATATTACCGCTTGGCGTGGGGGTCAAGCATGAAGACGCCGATCCTCGGATCTTCCTATGTGGCCCGCAGCGTTAACGCTGCGGACAACCGCATGGTGAACCTGTTCCCCGAGATCGTGCCCGAGGCAAGCGGCGGTAAAGAACCGGCGTTTCTCCAGCGCGCGCCTGGTCTTCGCCTGCTCGCTACTCTCGGCAATGGCCCGGTGCGGGGGTTGTGGACGTTTGGTGGGTACGGCTACGCCGTGTCCGGCGACAAGCTGTACAAGATCGACTCCTTTTGGGTGGCGACAATCAAGGGCACCGTTACCGGCGCTGGCCCGGTGTCGATGGTGGACAACGGCACGCAGTTGTTCATCGCCGCTGGCGCTGACGGCTTCATCTACAACGCCAACACGGACGTCTTCGCCCAGATCACCGACCCGGACTTCCCCGGCGCGACGACCGTGGGCTTTATCGACGGCTACTTTGTCTTCAACGAGCCGAACAGCCAGAAGTTTTGGGTCACGCAGCTCCTTGACGGTACGTCGGTTGATCCGCTTGACTTCGCCAGCGCCGAAGGTTCGCCGGACAACCTCGTCTCGCTGATCGTAGACCACCGCGAAGTCTGGCTGTTTGGCGAGACGTCGGTGGAGGTCTGGTACAACGCCGGGCTTCCTGACTTCCCGCTGGCCCGCATCCAGGGCGCGTTCAACGAGATCGGCTGCGCTGCGCCGTTCTCCGTCGCCAAGCTGGACAACGGCGTCTTCTGGCTGGGCGCGGACGCCCGCGGGCGCGGCATTGTCTATCGGTCAAAGGGCTACAACGGCGAGCGGATCTCGACGCACTCGGTTGAGTGGCAGATCCAGCAGTATTCCGACATCTCTGACGCCACCGCTTACACCTACCAGCAGGACGGCCACTCCTTCTACGTTCTGAACTTCCCGACCGCCGACATTACTTGGGTGTACGACGTCGCAACGCAGGTGTGGCATCAGCGCGCTGGCTGGCTGAACAACCAGTTCACCCGCCACCGCGGCAACAACCAGATGTCGTTCAGCGACGAGATTGTCGTCGGCGACTACATTACGGGCGCGATTTTCGCCTACGACCTCTCAATCTACACAGAGGCGGGGTCTATCCAAAAGTGGCTGCGGTCGTGGCGTGCGCTGGCCACCGGCCAAAACACCCTTCTTCGCACGACGCAACACAGTCTTCAGCTTGACTGCGAAAGCGGCGTCGGCCTTGATGAGCCGGCTAACGTAATTGACCAGGCTCAAGCCGAGCAATTTTTTGCGTACATCACCACCGAGTCTGATGAGCGTTTGCTAACTGAAAACGATGATTTTCTCTACGCTACGACGTCTACTTCGACAACCATGACCCCCATGGTCATGCTGCGTTGGTCGGATGATGGCGGCCACACTTGGTCGAACGAGCATTGGCGGTCGATGGGCCGTATCGGTCAGACCGGCCGCCGCGTCATCTGGCGCCGGCTGGGCATGACGTTGAAGCTGCGCGACCGCGTGTACGAGATTTCCGGCACCGACCCCGTGTCGATCACGATCATGGGCGCCGAACTCATCGCGAGCCCGACCCGTGCCTGAGAACATCACGCAGATCCCTGCTGCGCGGGTGCCGATTGCTGAAGACCCGGTCCCCTACCCTTCGCGGCCGTGGTATCGCTATCTCTACAATCTGTTCGCCATCCTAGGCAGCGGCTCGCTCCGAAACGGCGCGTTTCACGACGAGACGACGCAGACGGCGGCGGCGCCCAATACCGCCTATTCGATGACGTTCAACAAAACCGACTACAGCCAGGGCGTCTACCTCGGGACGCCTACGTCTCGCGTTTATGTGGATCGCCCCGGTCTGTATAATTTTCAGTTTTCGGCGCAGTTTGTAAGCACAAACGCCGCCGCCAAAACCGTCTATATTTGGGCTGACGTCAACGGCACCGCCGTCCCGCAGTCCGCGACTACGATTACGATGAAAGGAGCCAGCGAAGCCTATCTGGCGGCCCGGAACTTCTTTCTTCGTATGAACACGGACGACTATTTTCGCTTGAGGTGGGCGACGGATAACACAAACGTATCTATCCAAGCCTCCGCAGCAACCGCTTTCTCACCGGCGGTCCCTTCTGTTATCCTCACCGTTGCCGCGAACATAGGTGAATAATGGCCGTCTTATCCCCCCAGCCCAAGATGCAGTTCACAACGGCGGCCGGCGTGCCTCTCTCGGGCGGCAAGGTCTACACCTACGTTGCTGGCACCACGACGCCGCAGGCGACGTTCACGGACTACACGGGCGTTACACCTAACACCAACCCGGTCATTCTCAACTCGCGCGGCGAGGCAAACATCTGGCTTGGCAGCGCGCTGTACAAGTTCCGCTTGACCGACGTTAACGATGTTGAGATCTGGACGGTTGATTACATCTCGGCGCCCACATCAGCCGTCTCGCCCATCCTGTCGGGCAATGTTACCATCGACAGCGACACGCCGACGGCGGCCCTTAAGATTACGCAGACCGGCACCGGCCCGGTCTTGCGCGTGCAAGATAGCGCGGACCCAGACGCGACGCCGTTTATCATCGACAACGCTGGTGGCGTCGGCATTGGGACGGCGACCCCGACGGCGGCGCTCGACGTAGTCGGGGACGTTGTAGTTTCTGGATCGTTGACGGCGGGGTCGGTGACGGCGCTCTCTGTTGTGGGCTTCACCGGCATCGTCGCGTATTTTCCCGCGACAACTGCCCCAACGGGCTGGGTCAAGGCTAACGGCGCGCTGTTGAGCCGCACCACATATGCTGCTCTGTGGGCCTTTGCGCAGACCAGCGGCAATCTGGTGTCCGACGCGACTTGGGCAAGCAACAACCAGGGTGCGTTTTCGACCGGCGACGGCAGCACGACCTTCCGCGTCCCTGACTTGCGCGGCGAGTTTTTGCGCGGCTGGGACGATGGCCGCGGTGTGGATAGCGGGCGCGCTATTGGATCGTTCCAGAGCGGAGCATTAGCGAGCCACACTCATACTGGCATAACGGATACGGCCCCCGACCACACCCACGGCTACCTGTCGATTGATACGGCGGGTACGGGCAACACGAACGTCGCCGGAGCGAGCTTTGGTTCTGGTCAGACTGCGCCTGCTGGCGCGCACAACCACGCATTCACGACCAACGCCACGGGCGGCACCGAGACGCGCCCGCGCAACATCGCGCTGCTGGCGTGCATTAAGCTCTGACGGGAGGAAGCGAACATGCGCCTCGCGGTCCTCAAGGCTGACAGCACAGTGAACCAGGCGCTGTTGCTTGGCGCCTTCATTCCCTCTATCGCCGGCACGGCCTCTGCGCTTAACATCCACGCCAGCGGGCGCGAGGTAACGCAGTGACGTCCAGCGAACAGTCGCTGCTGGTCCTGTTCGACGAAGTGTTGGGGCTGCCCCCCGACGCGGCGGATTGGCTGCTGTCCGTGTGGGCCGTGACGCAGGTCTTCGACGATGTGGCTGACGGGCACAACGTGGAGCGGAAGACGCTCCACGACGCCATCTGGAACAGCCTCATCAAGATGCCGGCGAACCCCTTCTTCCAGGCCAACAGCGGGACGCTGCTCCCGGTCATGGCCAACTCCATTCTGAAGTGGGTCGCATCCGACGACGCGGAGCGAGCTGGCAAGGCCGACGAAAGGTCTTTCATGTGGCGCGCCGCCTACTATGATATCGTTCTGTTGGTTGTTCTGCTGACCCAGGGTAAGGACGCCGCGCTCGCCAAGGCCGCGACTGTGATGTCGCTCTACGGCGAGAAGTTTGAGGACTACAGGAAGGAGTTCCCGCTGTGGCCGAGCCCATAACCGCCGGAATTGCCGGCGCCGCCTCGCTCGGCAGCGCCCTTGTTGGTTCTTCGGCTTCTCGCTCCGCCGCCCGCACGCAGGCCAACGCCGCCCGCGATGCTGCTAACGCTCAGGTCGCCGCCGCTGACCGTGCTGCTGAAGCGCAGCGCGAGATGTTTGAGCGCCAGGTGGAGCTGCAAGAGCCGTTCCGCCAGGCTGGCCTAAGCGCCCAGAACCGGCTGCTGACGCTGTTGGGGCTGGAGGGTGGCAACGCCGCCGACCCTAACTTTGGGCGTTACACCCGCGACTTTAGCATGTCCGACTTTGAGGCCGATCCCGGTTATGGCTTCCGCATGAGCGAGGGTATGAAAGCCATCGAGCGGTCGGCGGCGGCCCGTGGCGGTCTGCTGTCGGGCGCTACCCTTAAGGGCGTGCAGCGGTTCGGGCAGGATCTGGCCTCGTCTGAGTACGGCAACGCCTATGCTCGCTACCAAGCCAACCGCAACGCGCAGCTAAACCCGCTTCAAGGCGTTCTTGGCCAAGGCCAGACCAGCACAAACGTTCTGACGAACGCTGCTGGCGACGTCGGCCGCGGCGTAGGTGGGACGTATATGAGCGCCGGTAACGCGCAGGCTTCGGGCTACACCGGAGCCGGTCAGGCCCGCGCGTCGGGCTATGTCGGCCAAGCCAACGCCCTGACGGGCGCGCTGTCGTCGGGTATGCAAAACTACTTGATGTACAACTACATGAACCCGACCAAACCGGGCTATGCTGGCCCCGGTGGTGGCTATGCGGCCCCTGGTCTTTCTCCGATGTTCAGCGGTTTCGGAAACGAGGGCTGACGCACATGGTCGATAACACCATCGCCTTGCAGGTCCGCCCCTTCCAGATGCCCAACATCGGGGAGCTGTACGGGCAGGCCCAAAACCTTCAACTCAACCGGATGCGGATGGAGGAGGCGCGGGAGACGGCGCAGGAGCGCAACGCGCTTCGCGGTCTGCTGTCGTCGGGTGTGGACATCAACACGCCGGAGGGTCTTAGCCAGCTTCGCCGCGTCGCACCTACGCTGTCGCCGCAGTACGAGCAGGCCGCATCTCAGCGGGCGTACCAGACGGCGCAGGTCGGGCGTCTCAGGGCGCAAACCGAAGCCGACGCGCTCAAGGTGGGCCGCGACCTATTCGCCGCCGCCACAACTCCTGAGCAGTACGGCGCCGCTCGGGCCTATGTGGCTGAACGGTTTCCGCAGTACGCCAGCTCCATTCCCGCGCAGTTTTCAGTTGAGAACGCCCGCCGGATTGCGGAGGGCGCCGAAGGGCTCCTGCGCCGCGTGACGGCAAATGCTGAGGGGTCACGACCCAACGAGTTCGAACGGGCGCTGCTTGGCGCGGGTATTCGGCCGGGCTCGCCTGAGTGGCAGGAGGCCATGCGTGGGCGCGCGACTAGCTTGACCGGCGGGCGCCAGCCTAGGTTGAACGTAAGCATTATGGACGGCCGCCCCGTAATTACCGACATGGATACCGGCGAGTTCTTCTTTGCGAGGGAAGCGCCGGGGGGCACTCAGCGAAACGCGGCGGCGCCCGTCGATCTCCGGCGCCCGCCGGCCGCTGCTCCGGCGGCGCCGCCCGCGCAGCCCGCAAACATGATGCTTCCCAACGCCGCTGCGCCAACACTCGCGGCGGGGCCAAATGCAGTCCCCCCTGCCGCCGCGCCGACGCTGGCCGAAGTGCGCGCGGAACAGGGTCAGCGCGCGATTACGCAGGCGGGCGGTGAGGCCCGCGCGCGAGAAGCGGGCACGCTGGAAGCTCGCTCGGCCGCAACTCAGCGGCGCGAGCAAGAACAGCTTACCCGCGCCATTAGCGAACTGGAGCGCATTACGGAGCGCGGCGGTCTTTTGGAGCGGTCTACTGGCGGCGGCCTTAACGCCATCGTGGATCGCTTTTTTGACTTCTTCAACGCGCCTACGTCCGGTGCTGTCGCTATCGGAGCGTTGCAGCCAATCGCCGACGTCGTCACCAAAATGGTGCCGCGCTTTGAAGGCCCGCAGTCTAACGCTGACACGCAGTCTTACCGAGAGGCCGCAGGTCGCCTAGCTGATCCCACAGTTCCGAACGAAACTCGACTGGCGGCGGCGCGCGAAATCATTCGTCTGTTTCGCACTCGCGCAGACCAGTTTGAAACGGCCCCCAGCGCAAATGCCGCGCCGACTGGTGGCAATCAGCCGGCGCCTACCGGCACGCCTTCGCCTGCGCGCACGGGACAGCCGCAAACCCAGACCCAGACAACGTTCCGGGAAGGCCAGATAGCTAACGGGCCTAACGGTCAGCGTATTCAGTTTCGCAACGGTCAGTGGGTGCCCATGCGATGAGCAGCGCGCTTCCTCCCGGCTTTACGCTAGAAGAACCCCCCGCCCCTTCGTCGGCCGCGCTGCCGCCCGGCTTTACGCTGGAGGAAATGCCTGCCGACGGCGTCCCCGGCCCCCGCCGAGAACCGACTGGACGCGGCGAAGGCCGACTGCCGTTTCTTAACCGCCAGATTGCCGAAACTCTCGGCATGCCCGTTGACTTTGTTAATTCGGTCCTTCGCATGGCCGGCGTGCCGGTTAGCGATCGGCCGTTCGGCGGTTCGGCCAGCATTGAGGCCGGCATGGCGCGGGCTGGCCGCGAGGCTGGCGTGACGATGGTGCCCGAGATCGGAGCGACGCCCCA